CGGGGACGCCCCAGATGATCGCGTAGAGCTGCGAGTAGTTCAGTCCTGCCCCCAATGCCGTCTGCGCGATGAAGTTCTGCAAGGCGGTTTGAACCGATGGAGCGACTTGCGCATGGGTGTAGCCGGCCGCCGCCGTCACTGTGACGGATACATTCGCCGCGAGTTGCGTGGCCGCATAGACGGCGAAAGTGACTGACAATGGGCGCACAGAATCGACTGCTGAATAGACGGCCTGCTGCGTCGTGGTGTTGTAGGGCGAGATGATGACGTAGAAAAAGCCATTCTGCGTTTGCCCTGCAAGTGTCTGATTCTCGACGATGGAAAATTGCACGCCGAGCTGCAGCGCTTCAATCGCTGCAGCAGCGGATGCTTTGATGCCGTCTTTCAGTCCGGCCAGGGTGAGCTGGAAGCGCTGCAACAGTGCGGCGTCACTCTCGGCGTTTTGGCCGTTTGTAAATGGTTGCGAATTCGTAACCGTATCAACACCAGGCAATGCCTGCGCAATCGTGGTGATCGTGTTCGCGTTGACGTTCCACGCCGCTCCAGGTGTGACGGCTTGCACGGTGGCGTTCGCAGAAGCCGTGCCCGCTGGGATGACATAGGCGTTCAATGTCGAATTCCACGCAGATTGCGTGGTGTCCGCAATGGCAGTGAATCGCTGCGTTCCGTCCGATGTCTGTAGCAATGTTCCAACCGGGATGACGGCTTGCGCCGTCGCGGTGTATCTGGAGAACGTCACGTTCCCTGTGGCGGCTATGGCTGGCTTGCGCGTCACGATGCCGAAATCGGCCATCCAGGAATCCAAATCCGCGCCCTGCGATGTGCTGGCTCGTGTTTCGGTCAGGACTTCTACGATCAGGCTTTGTAGCCACATAACCACGCCAGCATCGGCTTCGGCCAAAGCAAGCTCAGGGCTGCCCAAATTAAACGGCAGAGGGGACTGCGCTTGCGCCGCCGCCGCGATCTGTTGGACAACCTGCGCGAAAGTGAGAGTGTTCAGATTAGCCATTGGCGATATTGAAGCTCAAAGTTTGCAACTGTCCGCTTGGGCGGTAGTTGTATTGAATGGTCACGCCCAGCAGGTTCGGCTGCGCTGTGTCGAAAATGATTTTTGGCAATGGATTCGTGCCAACATCGGTATCGGATAGAATCTGGCCACGGAATTTCGCCTTGAGGGCGGCAAGGACAGCGGGAGACAATGCTGCGCCAATATATTTACCAGCTCCGATACCATAGGTCGGATGCCAGAGGTAATCCTGCGCACTGGTGAGCAACACGCGCAGCAGGCGCTGCGATACGCGGTCGACGCCGGTGGCAATCGCCACGTCGCCATTGGGCGCGAGCTGAATGTCGTTTCCGTACCAGTGGGCGATGCTCATACTGTTGTGCTCGGTGTAGATGTGTTGCCGCCGCCGGGCTGCACGCCGCCGTGCGTGTGGCTGTCATAGGTGTTGCGTAGAGAGGATATGGATCCATGCGTACCGTTCAGGTCGCTGATGTTCTGGCTGGCCTGGATATTGCCGTTTGTCTGCACGTTGCCGTTGATCGTGGTGTTTGCGTTAATGGTACACCCTCCGGGCGCGTTGAGCGTCATGGCGGCATTGGCCGTCATCGTCACATTGCCGCCATTGTCGAAATGCAGGAGACTGCCGTTTTGGTGTTTAAGCAGCATTTCTCCGCTTGGGACGGATACGGGCGGCTTGGCCGTCGAGAAAGCGAACAGCGCGGCAACCGGGACTTGAGAGCTGCCCTCTTGGAACAGGATCAGCACTTGCGCCCCGATCTCCGGCGCGAAGAACGCGCCCCAACTTGCGCCCACCCACGGAGAGAGCATAGGCATGAAGCCCGTCTCCACGCTTTCTGGCTCGATCACTGCCTTGATGGCGTAGGTTCCGGGATCGTAGGCTGACACTGTGCCCATGCGAGCCGTGAATGTCCCGGCGGCCTGAGCGCCCATGCGCTGCATCATTTGGTTGACAAGATGATTCATGCCAGTACCGTCGAATTGGGCGAATGGTTCTTCGCGTTAATGCTCATAGCGAATCCGTTTTGCATATCCATCGTACGATGTACCTGGAATGGGTAAAAGGGCTGGTCGAACACGCTGCCGGTGCCCTTGATGCGCACGATCTGGCCTTTGCTAGGCGCAATATCGCCCGGCATGTCTATCATCACGCGCAGCTCCTGCTTGCTGATCTCGGCCAGCAACGCATTCGCCTTGGACTGCGCTTCAGCGACAGTCAGCCCTGGGAATGTGTAGCTGAATACCTGTGCATCGCCTCCGATGGTCTGGCTCATGCCGGGGCGTTTACCTGCCAGCGCGGTTTTGACGTTCGGATGCGCTTTGGCTTGTACGGTAAACCCCTTTGCCTGCTTCGCGTTCCATGATCGCACCTCCACTACGATGCCCTTGGCAACGGTCAGATTGCGGGCGAACATCAGGCGCACCACGTCTGTCTGTGTCGGCTGGCACGGAATTGGGGCCTGCACGATGTAGTCATTGCTCCCAGGCTGTCCACCTGGGCCGAAAACCAAGGTATCCATCTGCACATAGCACACCCATCCGAGTTGCTGCGCCAGATAAGTAAGCAAGTCCCACTGCGTCTCGTTGGTGGTCAGGTGGACATGATCCACGCTGTAGAAATGCCCGGCTTTGGTGTTCCCAGATGTCGGCGTGATCTGCGCTTTCAGGCCGTTCTGCTGCGCCAGTTGATCGGCAATCTGCGATGGCGTTAGGTTCTGCCACTTCTGCGGCGTTTTCTGGTCGATGAAACGATGCGTCAGGTCGCGGCCTGAAAGGGTTATCGTATCGGCCAGCAGATCAATGGCGACTTGATCCACGTCTCCGTAAATCATCGGCGTGAGTTCGTCGGATGTCCAGTTCTGCGGATCAGCGGGGAAACCCGCCCTGACTTCGGCCTGCATGGAGGTGTAAGCCGCCCACTGAGGCCATGCCTGCGCCATCGGATTGCTGCTGGCCGCCAGTACGATCTCGAACTCGTCGGCCAGGAACATCGGGTTTGTGGTAACGCTGCACGACACCGGTATAACCGGCTGGCCGCCTAGCATGACGCACCAGCGCGGAGATCGTATTGCACTCATAGGCCCCCATTCGCCACGGATGGAGACGGGATTTGCAGCGTCATGGCCCCGGCAGGAAGATTCGGATCAGACAGTCCGTTGATCTTAGCAATCGACGGCCACAGTGTCGCGTCTCCGTACTGCTGGGCTGCGATGCTTTGCAGATTTCCGCCGTTGACCGCAAGCATCTTAGCCGATGCGCCCGGCAGACCTGCCGAAATGTTGGACTGCATGCGCCCGAGTACGGCATTAAGTGCATAAACTGGCTGCGCATTGGCAAAACCCAGGTTTGCCGTGGTGAGCGACTGGATCGCCTGCGGTGTAGCGCCATTGTACACGCCCGATGTCAGCCCCTGCATGTCGGACGCCGCGTTGTCCACGCTACCCATCAACTGTTGCACGCGAGTCTGTGCTTGTGAAAGTGGCTGCACAATTGCTGCAAGCGCCGATTGAGCCGTGGTCGTTGCCTGCTGAATGCAAGATGTCGCGGCGGCAATCGGGGCCGTGACCGCTTCCACCACGCTGTTGAGCGACTGCACGGCGATTGACACCGAGCCGAGAAGTCCTGTCAGTATCGAATCGCCGATCAGATTACCAAGGCACGACGCGCTGGCCGTGTCATTGTTCAGCAGGGCGAGCAGCGATTCCTGTGGGGCAGTTGTCTGCGCGCTTGTGGTGTCGCGCATCACTTCGATTGTGATCGAATAGCGAACATGCCACGGTTGCAGGTAGTTTGCCGAAAAGCGCGAGATCACGCCCACATAGGCGAATTCATCCCAGGTGAGCACCACAGCCGCGCCGCCCTGCCTTACGGTGTCCAGATACCGGGCGCGCTCGACGGCTGTTTGACCAAACAGGATGCCGTCCCACGCGACAGGCGCGGGTTTTGCACCTAGGGAATCAATCACGCGGTCGCCGCCGATCAATTGATGCACAGCCATTGCTTGCTCACCACCCCATGCGACGGACTGCGGCAGCTCTACATCATCAAAGGTGATGCTGCTGCCATCATTGGCAGTCAGAATGAATGCGATATCGGCCATTTCAGCGCAGCGCCGACGTGAGAGACGGATTGTTCAAGCCAAGCCCCCACATGATCTGATTCGGGCCTGCTGGCGGTTTTGCAGCAGCGGTTGCTTGCCAGTTTGTGACAGACTCTGCAACCTTTTTACCGTCCAGATGCACGTGTGTATGAATCTCATGCTGGCTTTTTTCTGGGCTAGGCGGCAAATAACGTGACGCCGCCATAATGTCAGAATCAGTAATCGGAACACCTGACGCCATCTTTGGCGATCTCATCATTGACGCCATTGTCGATGTCAGGCCTGTCTTTGGCGCAAAATTATTTGCCGCAACGTTTTCTGCGAAGCTGAGTGGCTTTTTCTGATCGCCCGTCAGCCATTTATAAGCGCCATAAACCGCCGCCCCTGCGGCGGCAAGACCAGCAAGGACAAGCACCACTGGGCCGAGCGCCGTGGCAACAGCACCAGCACCTGCGGCAAGCGCCGGGAACGCTATCGAGATAATGCCGAGCGAAGCGACGAAACTTGTAACCGTGCCGACTACTGTCAGCAATGCCCCGAGCGCAGCAAAGAATCCGACGAATAGTTTTAGCGCGGTTGGATGAGCTTGAGCGGTATTGACGATGGATTGGATGAACTCAACGATTTTAGGTAGCACGGTTAAGATCAAGGGGACAAGCTGCAAGCCGACTACTGTTTTCAGCGCATTCATGCGGGCGTGAATCGCCTTTTCTTGCATGGAAGGCGACATCTTCATGATTTCGCTGTAATTGTTGATGCCCTTGGTGTCTTCAATCAACTTGCGGTCGCGCTGGAATTTCCAGTATTGCTCGGCCATCTGCACGCCCATAAAGCCAGCGGTTCGATTCTGGAAAAGATAGCTGATCGCCTGAACCTGCGATTGTCGGTCGGTGATCCCGGCCTTTTGCAGCGCTGGCATTAGGTAGGACTGTACCCAATCGACAGGGTTTGACATGAAATCGCGCCATCCCTTGATCCCGCCAGGCTCAACACCGCGCATCATATGGCTCTTCGTCCAGACAACCTTGCTTGGATCAACGAGTCCGAGTTTTTGGAACATGCCGAGCGATTTCTGCGCCACGGTGCCCTGCACAATGGCCGCATACATGGACATCAGCGGATTCCCTGGGCCGCCTGTAGCGCCGCCCGATCCGCCGCGAGACTTCATTTCCTGAATCAGCGTCGGGAGGTAAAACTCGATGAATTCTTTGCTCCACCCCTGCGCCGCTGTGCGTCCGTACTTGACCGCCGACAGATAATCGGCGGCCTGTACCTTTCCACCGGATGCGATGATGCCTTTAGTGATCGCGTCGGCATAGTTGTTGAACATTTCCGGCGTCTTGGTTGCGCCGATCATTTCCAGCGTTTTCGCAATCTCATAGGACTGATCGCCTTTCAGCCCGGCGTTGTTCAGCACGCCTTCCATCTTGAGCACGGTCGGCAAGTTTTTAATGGCGTCTGCGGTGTCGCCAAACACCATGCGCAGGTGCATAATTGTGTCCAGCGCCTCGGTCGGGCTGGACGTTGGCACAGACCGGCCCACCGCCCACGCGGCCTTTTCGGCTGAACGCATGTCAGAAGTCGTCAATCCCATCTGCTTCATGCGTGCGATGCGCTGCTGATACTGCATTGCGGCATCAATGGACGGCTTTAGGGACGCCAGGATGCCGACACCGGCAGCGGCTGCGCCAAGGCCAATGCCGCCTAGCGCCTTGAATCGCGCCATCTTCGCCTGTAAGGTATCCACCTCACGCGAAACGGTGCGAAAATGCCCGGACATTGCTAACAGCCCGGCTGTCACACCGTCCAGCAAGGACAGTTTTATGCCGATCTTGTATGCCTCGAACATGGAGATTCCTATGAAAAATTGGCCGTTCCCCACGCAGGGGAATCAACGTCCGTGGTGGCTGACGCCATTGGGTTTGTTTGCAACGACTGCTGCCATCATCCTGGTGCCGATCATCCTGCTGCTGCTGGCGCTGACTGGGCTGTTCGTTTGGGCGATGTGGAACAGCGGCGGCGTGGGCATGTTTATTGCCGCTTTCGTCGTGGTCGGACTGGTGTTCATTCTTGCGGCAATTTGGGCAGCGATGCGGTCTTGATCGCGCCGCCCAGGAAGGCGATTTGCACGCTCTCGCCCACTAGCTTGAGCACGTCCTGCGTCTTGCGCGATGCCGCCAATCCAAGCACGGAACGCGGCGGGATCGTGCGCGTGCCCAACTCCTGATAAACCATCACGTCACTGTCTGACCCCACCACAGCCTCAAGGCCGTGGACTTCGCGCGAGATGGAATTGCGCAGGTCTCCCGTTCGCAGTAGCGGATCATTCGGGGTGAACCCTAGTCGCACGCGCTCTTGCTTGGTGGCGTCCTTGAGTTCCGCCCAGGGCTGAAACGGCCCCATGTCAGAGCGCTGATAAGTGCCGATCTCGGCTTTTGCCTCGCGCTCAATAGCAGCCGCCGCAGCATCAAGGGCGATGGATGCCGCCGCAGGGATCGCCAGCGTTTCCAACATACTGGCAAACTGCTTGAGTTCCATCATGGCTTGTCCTCGAAGCGCATCGTCTGGGTGTTGAATTTGTGTCCCTGAAACTCGCTGAAGATAACGCACATCGCGGCACGCTCAACATCATCGAGATTCATCGCAACGTCCCACGGCACTCCATTGTTCACCAGCCAGAGCGCTTCCTTGATGGCCGTGAAGCCTAGGGCTTTTTTATAGCTTCTCCGGCGTCCTCTTGCCTGACAAAGTTCTGCTGGATACCTTTCGCAAGCGCTTCCAAACCATCTTCGTCCAACTTCTGGATGGCTGCGTCCAATTCGCGCTGATTGGAGAAGTTCACCACCTCGCCATCAATGGACTGGAGATACAGCAGCGGCATGACCATAGCGAGATAAGTCTGATTGCTCGAAGCGTCCGCCCCAAGCATGCGAACGAGTTGATACTGCGCCAGCACGTTAGGTTTCCGCAGCGTCAGCACGCGCCCACGCGCATCCGTTACTTGCACGTCAGCACTCTTTGCCTGCACATCAACGACTTTAGCCATTAGGACACCTTCACTCGCTGGGACGCGACAACATCGACGGACTGGCCTACCTTATCATCGCCTTTCCATGTGCCCATCTTGGTCGGCACGATCTGCACGCCGGTGTAGTGGTAGGTGTTCACGCTGCCGTCCACCTCGGAGATGCTCTCCACGATGGTGCCGCCTGGGATGGTCGAGCCGTTGGCGTAGAAAGCCGCCTCGAAAGCCGCATAAAAATCATCAAGCTGCGAACTGTTGCGGTCGAATTGCAGTGTGCCTTTCCACCCCTGAGGGAAGATCAAGTGAGTGGGAACGCCATTGATCGGCACGATCATTTCGGTTTTCGTAACCGGGTCGAAAGAGGCCTCGATCAGATTGATGGTGGAGACTTTGCCGTTTGGCAGCGTCATTTGCAGGCTGTAATCCCTGCCTGTATTGAATCCATTTAGTGGCATTTTCGGCGCTCCGAAGATGAAAAAACCCGCACGCAGCGGGCATAAAAAAAGCCGCATCGAAGTGCGGCTGTGATATCTGAAATGGCTGTTAATTACTGCGGCGAGTTGGATGTAACAGTCACGCTGCCGCCGCCTTCCATGTTGACCACGAAGAATCGGACGGTGTTAAGATATTTAACCTTCACATCGGCCTGCAGGTATCCAAGCGCCACTCGGGCGTTCGGGTTATTGTTGGCGTCTACCTGCACGCTGAACGCGCCTTGCGCCACGGGGTTGTTTGGATCTCCAATCCACCCCTGCTGGTATTGCGACAGCAGGAATCCGTCTAGTCCACCCTTGACTTGTTTGCGCAGATCAGCGGTTTGCGGCTGACCGACCACCGCACCGAGGGACGATTGCGCCAGGCTGAACGCCAGGTAATTCGTCATCTTGGTGTAAGTGTCATCGTTCTGCGTCGGATTGCTGGCCGTGTTCAGGCCAGTGCGTGCCGAGAAATACGGGCCGCCGGGGGAGTTCGCCGCCAGCACGTCGAGCCGAGACGTAAACACCTGCTGAATCTCTGCGCTGCTGTAGGGGATCTGCGTCTGGCTGCGCTGCGTGGCAATCATCGTCGCCAGCGGCTTATTAAGGTTGCTGTAGGGCGGAATCAGCGAGGCGGACTGTGCCGCGCTCCATGTCGCAGGCGAGAGCATGCGCTGCACGCCGTTGAACGAGTCGTAGAAATAGCCCCAATCGCCCACCAGCACCTTGATGCCGTAGCCGTCCACGCCAGCCGATACCAAAGCGGCTGCGCTGGCCGTGATGCTGGTGCTGGGCGGGTTCGCGGCATGGGCATACGCTCCGATCTGCTCGGCAAAAGACAGCATGCCAGGCCAGTGTGTCGATGTAGTGTGATCCAGCAAAGTAAAGTTACTGGCATTGGAGCCGCGCAGCGCATACATGCCGGTGCGCGTGGTGCCGTCCGATCCAAGCAGGATCGCATCTGTCACGTTCGATGCGCCGTCCGAGCCGCCAGTCATGGTGTAGGCCGTGAGGTTGGGTGTGCCAGTTCCAGCGCCCGCGACGGCGTGAACGATGGCAGACGGGCCGCGAACGCCGTTCTGTCCGTTATTGACGGCATTCGCGGCGTTCACATACAGCGCGTTTCCCGAGCCGGTCAGATTGTCGAAGATTTCCTGGGTGTAGCCAGCGCGCTGAATAACCAGCTTGTAGCTGTTCGCGGCGGTGCCCGTAGCAAACTGAGCTGTGATCGTGTTGCCCACGATGCCTGAATACAGGGCGGATAGAGTCAGCGCTGCGACAGGCGTGGTTTCCGTATCCATCATGGTCACGGTCGCGGCAACATCAGTGCCATCCGTCACCCGAACCGCAGCAATCTGCGTCACGCCTTCGCCGAAGGCCAGCGTGCAAGCGGTTGCCAGATCATGCGAGCGTACCGTCATGTTTCCCAGCGATTGCGCGGCAGTCTGCGGCGATCCGATAACCATCGGCGCATTGACAGGCCCCCATGAAGCCGCGCCGACCAGGCCGAGAATGCCGGTCGGAATGCCATTGATAAGGATCGTACGCGGCGGAACGATGTTGACGTAGAGGTCGGGCGCTTGCGGCAGCGATTGGCCGAATTGATAAACTGGCATGATGATATCCTTTGGTTGTAAATCAGATCAGCGCGCCCGAT